CGCTGGTGATATAAATATATAATGTTAGGCAATTCATAAGTCCTAACAGCGTAAAAGGGCTGACTATTAAATTTAGTCGGTGTCGCAAAAACGGTGATCTTTGGCAGTTTGCACTCCGTGATAAAAGAAACTGCCGTATAAATAATATGTGTCAGAATAACACACTTGTATTTTGACATTTAATTATTAAATTAATTGTAAGGGCGCCATAATGGGCTCTTATGTTAACTTGCTTTAAAAGGAGGAAATAATATGAATAAAGCACTTTCTATTTTTAACCAACTAAGACCAGTATCAATTGGCTTTGATAACGTCTTCGATCATTTTGAAAGAATGTTTGATGATGATGTTTTTGCTAATGTACCGTCTTTCCCACACTACAATATTGTTAAGTCTGGTAAAAACCAATACAATATTGAATTAGCGTTGGCTGGTTATAACAAAAAAGATATTGAAGTAAACCTAGAGGATGGTGTACTTTCAATTAAATCTAAAAAGGTTGAGAAGACCGAAGATGGAGATGGAGAAGTAATCCATAAAGGTATCGCTAAAAGATACTTTTCTAAATCTTTTACAATCGCTGATGACGTTGAAGTTAAAGGCGCTGAACTAAAAGATGGTCTTTTAACTGTTTCTTTGGAAAGAATAATTCCAGAGTCTAAAAAAGCTAGAGAAATTACTGTTAAATAAGTAATTTTAATTTTAAGTAGAAAGGCGAGGCAGCATTGACTTCCTCGCCTTTTTAGTATATAATGAATAATATAATATGAATCTAAATTATGAAGGAGTGATTATATGAATATATCTACAGACACTATATCGGTGTTAAAGAACTTTTCAGATATTAACCAGAACATTCTGGTAAAACCTGGAAACAAGATTCAAACTATTTCTACAATGAAAAATATTTTAGCAGAAGCTGAAATAACAGAAAAGTTTGATAGTGAGTTTGCAATTTATGATTTACCAGAATTTTTAAGAGCAGTTGAACTATTTGAAAAACCTGCTTTAAAATTTAATGGTGGATCAAATGTTACAATTGCAGATGACAATTCTAAACAAGCAATTAAATATTTCTTTGCTGATAAGTCAGTTATTGTTGCACCAACAAAAGCAATCAATATGCCAGATCAGTATGTAACTTTTACTTTAAAGAAAGATCATTTTGCTAAAGTACAAAAAGCAATTACCACTCTAAATTTACCAGATGTTGCTGTTACAGGTGATGGTAAATCTATTAAGTTAACTGCTACTGATAAGAAAAATAAATCTTCAAATGATTATTCTATTAATATCGGCGAAACTGATAAGAAGTTTAGTGCTTATTTTAAAGCAGAAAACTTAAAAATTATTGGTGACGATTATAATGTAGAAATATCTCAACAAAAGATTTCTCATTTTGTAAACAGAAATAAACCAGTACAATATTGGATCGCATTAGAACCTGATTCGGAGTTTTAGTATGTCTGAGGTATACAAACTGGAAGACGGTACTGAATACAAAACAGACGACTTCTTAAAAGTTGAAACCAGAGAGTATCATCAAACTACACATTATTTGAATAGGCAAATTGCTGTTTCTGATATTATAGAGGAGTTTGGTGATCTACCTACCTTTGAAAAAGGTCTTTACTTTGATTGGAGTAACTATCAAAATGCTAGTGATGAAGATAAAGAACTAGCAGACAAAGTTCAAACATTTGTTGATGAACACGATTATGACCGTGAAGAAGATTGTTGGACAATGAATAAAGGTGGATATGATGTTGATTGTGAAATTGTACAAGAATTTACTATGGAAACTAAATGAGTTTGTATCCTGATGAAAAAGTATCTTTCAAAAAAACTATTAGAATTTTAGTTTATCCAAACATCACATTTGGAAAAGATTTAGAAAAAGATAGTTATATACAAGTTATTAAAAAGCAAATATCTCTATTAAATTCTATTAGGGATGATTTGTGGTTTTATTTAATCTTGCCTAAAGAAGTACCTTCATTAGCATTTGATAATGTTACACAATTTTATGTAGATATACCTACATACCCACCTACAATGAGAGTACACTTTGATACTGAATTAATTAAGAAAATGGTATCAAACGACTTGGACTTTGATTTGGTAATGTCGCATTTACCTGAACATACAGTTAATTTAAAAAATGTATTGTATAATACAACACAGCACATACCATTGTTTTTTGGATATTGTCATTGGTTTGATTTAAAAAATGTTGTAACTTGGTCAGCAAACGCATTTAGAAATAATCTTGTAGGTATTTTAGAAATGAATCGTTGTTATTTGAATACTGAACATCAAAAATCATTAGTTTTAGAAGAAGCAAAAGAAATACTTAATGATAAAACTATTGATAAATTAGAAAAAATTTTAAAAGTTCAACACTTAGGTGTAGATAAAAAAGACATTATTGATAACATAAATTTAAATCCAGAAAAAATAATTGTATTTAATCATAGACCAGATACGTACAAACACTATAAAGAATTTTTAAAAGTAACTGATAAACTTTATGAACAAAGAAAAGATTTTAAAGTTTGGGTTCCTCTTGCTAGTAAACCTGATAGAGATTATATCATTGTTGATAAAGGTAACAAAGAATTTTATTATAACTTTTTAAAAAAATGTTGTATAGGTTATTCTCCTAAACAAACTTATGGTGGTTGGTCTGTAGCAACCACAGACGGTATGATGAATGGTGTTCCTTACATAATGTATAACGAAAGTTATTATAAAGAATTATTTGATGGTGGATATTTTATAGACAATGATAATGAATTATTAGAACAATTAAATTATTTTTTAGATGACACAAAAGCAAGAAATGAATATGCTTTGAATAGTTTAATGCACATTAAAAATAATTTAATATTTAAAAATGAAGTACAATCAATGAGTGATTACATTGATACATTAGTTAAAAGTACAAAAGAAGTAGGTGAAAGTGAAGCACTAAAAAAAATTATTAATTGGATTAAAAAAGAAAAAGAAATGACCAAAAAAGAAATTATAACTAGTTTGGGTTGGGGTGTAGGCATAAAATGGACACCTTATCGTAGAGCACTATTGACAAACCCTAACATTTATGATAGTATGACAAAATATCCAACATATAATTGGATTGAATAAAATGAGGAGTATATTATATTATGGCAGACTTTTTATGGGTGGAACAATACCGTCCTAAAACAATTGAAGAATGTATCTTACCTGAAGATACAAAAAAGACATTTTTAGAATTTTTAAAGAAAAAAGAAATTCCTAATATGTTATTATCAGGAGGTCCTGGTACAGGTAAAACTACTGTTGCACGTGCCTTGTGTGAACAATTAAGTGTTGATTATATCATTATCAATGGATCAGATGAAGGTAGACACATTGATACGTTAAGAAACAAAATCAAAAACTTTGCGAGTACAGTATCTCTTACTGAAGAAGCAAATCATAAAGTTATTATCATAGATGAAGCGGACTATATGAATGCTGAATCTGTACAACCAGCTTTACGTAACTTTATAGAAACTTTCCACAAAAATTGTAGATTTATAATGACTTGTAATTATCCTTACAAGTTTATAGAACCATTACGAAGTAGATTAACGCATATTGAGTTTAAGTTAAATGGACATAAAAAAGAAATGTATTCTGCTTTTGCATTAAGATTAGATAAGATATTAAAATCTGAAAAAGTACAATTTGATAAACAAGTTTTAGAACAGTTGATTGAAAAATATAAATCAGACTTCAGAAAGACCATTAATGAACTACAAAGATATTCAGTAAATGGTAAGATAGATAGTGGTATCTTTTACAATCAAAAAGAATCAGATTTAAAAGCACTTTACAAGTCATTAAAGGGTAAAGAGTTTGATAATATGCGAAAATGGGTTGTAAACAATTCAAGTGTACAACCAGCAGACTTGTTCAAGTCTATCTACGAATCATTAAAAGAGTATCTACAACCAACATCAATACCACAAGCAATACTTTTATTAGCAGGCTATCAATATAAATCGGCATTTGTTGCTGACCAAGAGATAAATATGGTCGCTTGTCTAACAGAAATAATGGCGACTTGCAAATTTAAGTAAGAGGATAGAATGGCTAAAAGAACATTTTTTAGAAAAATGATTGTCAGATTGCGTATGTGGTATGCTGATATACGAGGTCATCACGGTAAACGTTGGGATTACGAACCTGGTGAATGGTATATGGGCAGACATAACAAACACAATGATGACATTAGATAATATATACATACCTACATTTAAAAGACACGATAAACAAATATTTTTTGAAAGTCTACCTAATTTCTTAAAAGAAAAAGTAATCTTTGTTGTACAAAAACAAGAAAAACATTTGTTTGAAGGTAAAAATTTATTAGTTGTAGATGATAATATAGGTATTGCTAAAACTAAAGAGATCATTTATCGTACAGCAGGCAATCAAAGATACCTTGTAGTTGATGATGATATTACTTTAATGAGAAGAAACGCAAAGTATTTTGGTAAAGAATCAAATATGCAAGTTGCTAAAAGACCTATGATTGATTCAGATTGGGAAGAATTATTTACCAGATTGGATATGTGTCATAATGAAAACAGAATATTATGTGGATTTAAAGCAGGTGGTATTATGCCTAGATCACAACCAATATTTTATAATGGAGGTATTTTTGCAATTTTTTCAATAGACGGAAAACAATTATCTAAAGTAATAGATGATATAGATTTTAATTATGTACCTATACAAGAAGACGTAAATTTTAACTTACATTTATTATCAAATGGTTATTCAAATGCAATAATGGAAGAATTTTGTTATATGCAAAAATTTAATTCAGCTGGTGGGTGTTCTACTTTTAGAACAGTACAAATGCAAGATGAAACATCAAAGAAATTAAATTTAAAATATCCTAAACATTTTGTTATAAATTATAATAGAACTGCTAGTAAAAGTATGATAGGTTCTTTTGGAACTAAAGTTTTATACAGCAAAGCATATAAAGACTATATAAAAGGCAAGTCTTTAGGAAAATTAGATCAATGACATACGAATTAAAAGAATATTTAAAATCAATCAATGAGTCTAAACAAGACTTGATGAACACCAATGATGAAGCGTGGGCAAAGAAATATCCTGCGTATATCGTTAACCGTTGTTTATCTATGTTTTGGGATACATTACCTCAAGCAAACGAGATGAATGGTTATCACTTTTTAGACAATAAAGTACAGTTTCAATTTTTAATAAATAGTGTAAGAAAGAAAAAACGATTTGGCGGCAGATGGTTAAAGCAGTCCAAGTTGAAAGATTTAGAGTATGTGAAAGAGTATTTTGGATATGGTAATGAAAAAGCTAGAGAGGCTCTCAACATACTAACAGAAAAACAAATTGAAGATATAAAAGAAACCTTAAATAAAGGTGGGAGAAAAAAATGAGTGAAGAAATACAATGGTCGCCTGCAAGTATGTTAGAAGTCACAATTAAACAACCAGACGATTTCCTAAAGGTTAGAGAAACTTTGACACGAATAGGTGTTGCAAGTCGTAAAGACAAAACACTATTTCAATCGTGTCACATATTACATAAACAAGGTAAATACTATATCGTACATTTTAAAGAACTTTTTGCTTTAGACGGCAAGAAGGCAACTTTAATAGAAAATGATATACAAAGAAGAAACACAATCGCTATTTTATTACAAGACTGGAACCTAATTGATATAGTTAAAAAAGAAGACGCAGAAAACAAAGCGCCTTTAAGTCAGATTAAAGTTTTACCATTTAAAGAAAAAAAAGAATGGAACTTATCTGCTAAATATAACATAGGAAAAAAAGTAGTAAACGAAGATAGCGAAAATGCAAATACCGAAGTTTAAAGAATTTTTTGTAGAACAAGATATAGAACGTAAAGATAAATCTATTACGGTCGCTATCATTACAAAATCTAGTCCTAAAATAAGAGCACAAAAAGCAGGTCAACCCAATAAAAAAGAACTTACAGTTACTTTAATAGAAAAGGCGTGTAAGAAAAAAGGTTTTGATTGTATTATTATTAATACAAAATATGCTATCATTACAGGTAAAGACGAAGAAAAAAATACATTAACAGTTTATAATTATGATGGTAAAGATAGTGAACATACTTTTATAGGTAAAGATACAGTTTGTATTACAAGAGCAGGTGCTGCTGAAGATGAGGCAGGTCTTTCTTTAATATCAGCATTTCAAAACTCATCATCATTTATGGTCAACACAAGATCAGCAATGTTGACTTGTTCAAACAAATTAACATCAGCATTATTATTTGAGAAGTTTAATATACCTACACCAAGAACTGCCTTTATTACTAACGAAAAAAATATAGATGACGCAGTAAAATTAATAGGTAATAAGTTTCCTGTTATTATTAAAACACTTACAGGTACACAAGGTATTGGTGTAATTAAATCTGAAAGTTATGAGTCATTAGTAT